AACGAGCCACTTCAATTAAGAAAAAGAAAGTTAAAGCACAAGATTTATTTCTTGCAATACTAAAAGAACGAGCAGAGACAGGTCGTATCTATATTATGAACCTTGATCACAGTAATAGTCATAGTTCATTTAAAGATAAGGTTAACATGTCTAATCTTTGTCAAGAGATTACATTACCAACAGATCCATTAGAACACATTGATGGTCCAGGTGAGATTGCTCTATGTATTTTAAGTGCGATTAATCTAGGTCAAATTAAAGACAAAGAAGAACTAGAAGGTTTATGTGATCTATCTGTTAGAGGTTTAGAAGAATTAATTGATTTACAAAACTATCCAGTCAAGGCCGCAGAGATATCAACAAAGGCAAGAAGAAGTCTAGGTATAGGTTATATTGGTCTAGCACACTTTCTTGCTAAGAATAAAGTTAAGTATGATAGTCCAGATGCATGGAAACTAATAGATGAATACACAGAGGCATTTCAATATTATCTGTTAAAATCAAGTAATCAATTAGCAAAAGAAAAAGGCCAATGTGCATTTTTTGATCGTACTAAATATTCAGAAGGAGTAATGCCTATTCACACATACAAAAAAGATGTGGATAGTATAGTTAAGAGGAAATTATCATATGACTGGGATGGCCTTAGTAGAGATGTTAAAACACATGGACTTAGACATTCGACCTTGTCCGCACAAATGCCGAGTGAATCTTCGAGTGTGGTGTGCAATGAGACGAATGGTATCGAGCCGCCTCGTGACTTCTTGTCCGTTAAGAAATCAAAAAAAGGACCGTTAAAACAAATCGTTCCAGGTTATCCTAATATCAAAAATCATTATACTTTACTTTGGGATATGCAAGGTAATGAAGGGTATATCAATGTCGTTGCAGTAATGCAAAAATACTTTGATCAAGCAATCTCTGGTAATTGGTCTTACAATCCAGAACAGTATGAAGGTAATGAAGTACCGTTGTCTGTCATGGCAAAAGACTTATTGACTACATATAAACTAGGATGGAAAACATCTTATTATCAAAACACATACGATAGTAAGAGTGATGGTGATGAACCTGCACATCCAATAGGGGGACCAGAAAACGAAATGAAAACAAGATCAGAATTTGATACTCAGGAACAGTATGATGAGTATTGTGAGAGTTGTGCAATATAATGGCATACTTAAATCACAATATACCACCATTTAGTGCTTACATAAGAAACGAATACTTATATAATCATACAAAAGGTCACGGTGAATTTACTTTTGCTGATATACATACTGTGAATTGTATGGAAAGAAGAGCAATACTTTTTGAATGTTTGCTACCAAATGGTGTAAATTGGACAAGAAGACCAATCAATGCATTTGTTTGGAAAAAAGATGCACCTAAGTATCCTTTGAATATTCATATGTATTGGGATTGTTTTAGTTCTTATGTGAATGTAAATAGAAGAAATAGACTTGCAAATTGTCGAGCAGAATTAGTTGATTGGCATGGTACAAAAAGAAAAGGTACATATATGTTTACGATTGATTTTGGTTGGGAAGATAAAGCGGCAATGTTGGATACTAACTTTTCTGAGGATCCTGAACATAAATGTGCTCATATGTTTAGAATGGATGACGGAAACTTTTTCGCATATCCTAACAATAGAACAATATGGTATGATGATGCTTTCATGGAAAAAAGATTAACAGAAAACCCAGGTTATCTTATTGATCAAAACTTTTACACAGTTGAAAATACTAGAGAAAATAGTATTACTGATGATAGTTATTTTACACAATGGGAACAAGAGAAACCGGATGAGGAATAGTGAAAGTATTTTATGACCATATCTATGGCAACACAACAAAGTATGATATTATCTACGGACTTGCGTTAGCTGAAGTTGAGAAAGATGAGGAAGAACAAGCGTTAGATTTGGGTTGGACACCTATGGATGCTTTTTTCTATCCTACAGACAAACAGTTATGGATACAAGCGAGAACGACAAGAATTGATTTAAAAAATTATACTTTAAAAAAGAAACATAAACAGTATAACAAAAAAGAGATTACTGGTAAATATTATCCTGATGATAATCCTTATCAGAAAGAATGTGATATCATATTCAAAAAATACTGTGAATATAAAGGATATGATGATCATGGTAGTGAATTAGTTGATAAAGAGTATGGTGACAAAGATTATTTTGTTTACATGCACGAAGATGAAATAATCGCATATACACAATTGACTAGATTTAAAAAATCAGTAGTCGCAGGTGAATTTGCTTGGGACTATGAAAAACCTGAATTAAGTTTAGGCACGGTTGCACAAAATTTTGAGTGTACATTATATCAGACTTTAGGTTTTGATTATTATTATTCTTCATATGCATATGAAAGAGTATGTGAATATAAGTCTCACTATAATGGTTTTCAATGGTGGACTGGAAGAGAATGGAGTAAAAATAAAGAGTTGTTTAGGGATTTACTAAACAAAGATAGTGAGGTAGAAAATTTAAAAGATTTATACCACAGACATAAGGAGTTTTACAAGGAGATAAAGAAAAATGGCTAAGAGTGTTTACAACAAAAATGCTGATGTAGATTTTACAAAGCAACCAATGTTTTTTGGTGAAGATAATGCAGTACAAAGATTTGATACATTTAAGTATCCTATATTTGATAAACTAACACAACATCAATTAGGATTGTTCTGGCGACCAGAAGAAGTATCTTTACAGAAAGATAGAAACGATTGGCAAGAATTAAGACCAGAACAAAAACATATTTTTACTTCTAATTTACGATATCAAACATTATTAGACAGCGTACAAGGTCGTGGTCCATGTTTAGCGTTTTTGCCATTTTGCTCATTACCAGAACTTGAAGGTTGTATTCTCATTTGGGATTTTATGGAATCTATTCATTCTAGGTCTTATACATACATAATAAAAAATGTATATTCTAATCCTGCTGATGTCTTTGATAAGATATTAACAGATAAGTATATTACAGAAAGAGCAGAGGCAGTTACACTAACTTATGATGAGTTAATTAATTCTGGACAAAGATGGTTACTTGATAATAAAGGTAGCACCAAAGAATTGAAAAGAAAACTGTGGCGTGCTTTAGTCAATGTAAACATACTAGAGGGTGTTCGTTTTTATGTGTCTTTCGCATGTAGTTTTGCGTTTGGTGAATTAAAGTTGATGGAAGGTAGTGCAAAGATTATATCATTAATTGCAAGAGATGAAAGTCAGCATCTTGCCGTATCTCAACATATAATCAAAAACTATAAGAATAAAGAAAACGATAAAGAGATGCTAGAAGTAATTAAAGAAGAAGAAGGCAATGTCATTCAGATGTATAAAGATGCCGTAGAGCAAGAAAAAAGATGGGCTAACTATCTATTTAAAGATGGTTCTATGATAGGTCTAAATGATAAACTACTACATAACTATGTAGAATTTATTGCAAACAAAAGAATGAGAGCGATTGGTTTAGAACCACTTTATGATCAACCAGCAAATCAAAATCCATTACCATGGACAGAGCATTGGTTAAATAGTAAAGGGTTACAAAATGCACCTCAAGAAACAGAGATTGAATCTTATGTAGTAGGTGGTATTAAACAAGATGTAGAAAAAAATACATTTGAAGGATTTAAGTTATGATAATTTGCGAACAATGTGAAGCTGAATTTAGAATTAGAGTGGACAATGATTTACCTGTAAAATTTTGTCCATGTTGCGGTGAAGCATTACATAATGATGGAGAATGGGAAATAGATGATGAAGACGCAATCAGCGAAAGCGAAGGGTAGAAGACTTCAACAATGGTTTCGAGACCTATTGATTGAAAAACTACATATACATCCAGAAGATATAGAATCCAGATCAATGGGTGCTGGTGGTGAAGATTTAATCATGGCCAGAGCCGCAAGATTAAATTTTCCATACAGTATTGAATGTAAGAATGTTGAAAAGTTAAATGTATGGGAAGCATACAAACAAGCAAAAGAAAATTCAAAAGATCATGAACCCATCGTGGTCATGAAAAAAAATAATCACAAACCATTAGTAGTTGTTGATGCTGAACACTTTGTTCAGATATATAAGGATTGGACAGATGATACTCACAGGAGTTGACACTAATCATGAAGACCTAATTGATTGGTGGTTAAGAAACGCTACAACACATATTAAAGATCATAAAATAGGTGTTTGGGATTTTGGTATGTCCATATCAAAAAGAGAATTTATCAAAACACATTATCCACAAGTTTGGTTATCTATGCCATTAGATAAACATTTTACATCAGGTTGGTTCTACAAATTACATGCAGTTATAGAAGCACCAGAAAAAAGTGTTGCATGGTTAGATGTAGATTGTGAGATACTTACAGATATATCTGATGTATTTAATTTAGTACCACCAGACATGATAGGACTTACAAGAGATTGGGTAAGAGCTAATTGGTGGGCAACAGGTGTGATAGTTGTAAATGATAGACCTAAATTATTATTTGACTGGAGTAATAGATTAAACGAAGGTAACATACGAGGTGATCAAGAAGCATTAAATGAATTAATTGGAAACAATAATCATGAAGAAGTGCAGGAATTACCACAAGATTATCAATGGTTGAGAATATCTTTAAATCAAGGAAAAGATAGTCCAACGAAAAAAGTTATACATTGGACAGGACCTGTAGGAAGAGAGCATATAAGGAAAAATTTAAAATGATAAAATCAATATTAACACCAACAAGAAATAGACCAGCAAACTGTGAAAGATTTATTAAGTCAGTTTATAATAGTGCCAGAACAAAGAAAAATGTAGAAATGTTATTTTATGTTGATAGTGATGATCCAGCGATTGACGCATACAAATCATTACATTGGCATGCTCAAAAAGAATATGAGGGTTTTAAAAAAATAGAATTTGTTTTTGGTGATCCTATGTCTGTATCTGTATCATGGAACATCATTGCTGAAAAATGCATAGGTGATGTATTAATTATGGGTAATGATGACTTAGTTTATCAAACAGATGGTTGGGATGAAAAACTTGATCAAGAACTAGATCAATATAAACAAGACAAAGTTTATGTCGCATGGATGAATGATGGTATCAATGGAGATAGACATTGTGCTTTTCCCATTGTAAGTAGAGAATGGTATAAGTGTCTTGGTAGATTTACACCTGGTACTTTTAATTTTGGTTATAATGATACCTGGATATTTGAAGTAGGTAAGATGTTAGATAGATTACACTATATACCTTTCATCAAAGCAGAGCATTTACATTTTAGTGTAGGCAAATCAGATATGGATGATACTTACGCTCATAATAGAACAAAAGAAAAAGGTAATCTCTATGCCAAAGATCAAGTGTTATTTAATAAAACAAGAGCGGCAAGAATGGACGATAGAGATAAACTAAGACGATTAATTACTATAGGCAAAGCAACAAAATTATATCCACAAATCATTGATGAAGAATTAAAAGAAAATTTTACTTTCTATGATGTAAATATATTAGAAAAAGAGTGGGCACCAGCCGCACACAAATTAAAAGAAGACCCACACCCATGGCAAGTTGAACAATATAAAAAACTTTGTGAATCCATAGATAAAAATGGTATGACACATCCTATCATTGTTAATGCTTCAGATTATAGAGTATTAAGAGGTAATCAACGAGTCTGGTATTGTATAGATAAAGGCATACAAATGATAGGTGCATATGCTATTAAAGATGATGATTTAGATTTATACATACAGAAAACATACATTAATAAAAAAGATTATCCTCTATGAGATATGCCATATACAGAATACACTATGGATTAGACTTTTTAGGTAAGTCTATTGAAAGTGTTATAGATCAAGTTGATAAAGTATTTGTGTTTTGGTCTAAACAACCATGGTATAAAAAATGTAAAAACTTACCACCTCTCAATGAAAATGTATTAGAGTTTTGTAAGAAGTATGATAAAGTTGTAGTAATAGAAAAAGAATTTGATTTACCAGAAAATCAATTCAAAAAAATGTATGATATTGTTGTATCAGAATATTCTAAACCTGATCAAGTATTAATGATGGAACCTGATATGGTTTGGGATAAAGAAGAATTGAAACAAATATGGAAACTTGAAAATAATGAAATATCATTTAATCAAATAGAGTTTTGGAAAAATGAACAATGGCATATCAAAAGAGAAAGACCAGGACCTACATTATATAATGGCACAATAAACAAAACACTTAAAGGATGTTGGAGTGATAAAAGAAAAACACATGATACAATAAAATGTTTTAATTATGGTTTTTGTTTATCACCAGAAGTTATGAAGTATAAACACGAGGTGGCAATTCAGTCATCTAAATATTACGGTGATAGTCAACCAAGTGTTGAATGGTATGAAAAGAAATGGTTAAACTGGACACCAGAAACAGAAGACTTAGAAATATCAGAAGCACACAGACACTATATAAAGAAAGCACATCCATATGGCACTTAGAATATCAGATTACGAACCAGTCAAAGTACATCACGGCAAAGGTTTTGAAATAGGTCTCTACAAAAAAGAGAATGAGTATATTATATACAGACACGCCGCTAGAGGTAAGATCAAAAACTTTGTTGGTAATTATGAATACATTGATAATAATGATGTATCACATTTAAAACCAATCACCGAAGATATAGGATTACAAATTATAGATCGTGTAGAAAAAGGAATGAAATATTCCAACATCTATATTTTTTATGATGAAACACCTACGGAAACAGAATTACCACACGAGCCAAGTGAAGAAGAACACAAGTTTACATCTACTGGTATCAAGTGGTGGCGTCATCAAGAAGCAATGATGAACTACATGAAAGGTGATCCTAATACAGTTATATCTACACACATAAGTCCAGAGGGTGCATGTAATCTTAAATGTCCATATTGTTCAGTAACTTATAGAGATACACATAGTCGTATTGATATGGATACAATTAAAGACTATGTAACAAAATTGAAAACGAGAGGGTTGAAGGCAGTAATATTAACTGGTGGGGGTGAACCTACTGCCTACAAACATTTTAATGAATTAGTTAGATGGTTATATGGCGAAGGACTACAAGTTGCATTGATTAGTAATGGTAGTAAAGCATATTGGAAACGCATTGATGAAGATGTATGTAAAATGTTTACATGGGTTCGTATATCAATCAATGTATTCTTTGATTGGGAAAACAGAATAGGTTTGCCATTAGAGAAGTTTGATTTGAATAAAACAATCATTGGTAACTCTATGGTCTACACAGTTGAACATGAACTATCAGATGAAGTCATGGCAGATAGAGTTGGATTGTTGAATAAAGTATCTAAAGTAGCAGACGCTTGTGGTAGTAAGTATATTCGTTTATTACCTAACTGTTTATTACAACAAGAGAACTTGATACGACAACATAAAAGTTTAGATAATGTTTTATCACAAGTGACAGACAAAAGATTCTTTCATCAATACAAAGTACATGGCGCACCCAAAACACCTATATGCCATCAAAGTTATTTTAGACCATATCTATCTGAGGAGATACATAAAGAGACAGGCAAACCAGGTACCGTCTATCCATGTGATAGTGTAGTGTTAAATGATAACTTTGAACACTTTGCTGAAGAATATCAGTTATGCCATGCAAGTGATATACTAGACTATCTGGATAAAAAAATAGAACAAAGATTTGACGCAACAAAAAGATGCACAGGTTGTGTCTTTACAAACAATGTCAATATGCTAGATGATTTTTTAGCAGGTAAAGTAAACAGATTTGATGAATTTAAGGAACCACTAGAACATGAAAACTTCATTTAAAACCACAGATTATTTTGATGAATCAAACACATTCAAAGCCAATGAATACTTTGATGAAAATTATTACGAGAGAGGTGCAGAGACAGGTAAGTCTTTGTATTCACATTATCGTTGGATGCCAGAACTTACGATACCTATGTGCCATCACATTGCTAAATATACTAATCTTACTTCAAAAGAAAAACTATTAGATTTTGGTTGTGCAAAAGGATTTACTGTCAAAGGTTTAAGATTATTAGGTTATCAAGCATTTGGTGTAGATGTATCTGAATATGCTGTAAGTAAAGCAGATGAAGATATAAGAAGGTGGTTAGGTGTAATACAACCTAAAGATCATTTAGTTTGTGCAGGTCCTGATTCTTATGATTGGATATTATGTAAAGATATATTAGAACATATACCATATGAAGACATAGAAGAACAGTTGCAAGTATTAAATAAAGGTGGTCAAAAGATTATGGCAATGATTCCACTTGGTGATGGTAAGAAATATATCATTGAAAGCTATGAACATGATAAATCACATTTCATAAGAGAATCACTAGAATGGTGGATATTAAAATTTGAAGATGCTGGTTGGAAAATACAAACAGCAACACACGACTTAGGACCGTTTAAAAAGAATTGGCAAAAGGTTGATGATAAAGGAAATGGTTTGATAATTGCAAGTAGGAGTTAGAATGAAAGAAAAAGTTGAACATATTGTTAATTGGATAAAAGATTACGCTGAACAAAATAAAAAGACAAGTTTAGTTATGGGTGTATCTGGTGGTATTGATAGTAGTGTTGTTTCTACATTATCAGCAATGACAGGATTGAAAACTATACCAATTGTAATGTCAATTAAAAATAAAGACATGTTAGCACTAGAACATGCATGGTGGTTAGAAGAAAAGTTTTCTAATGTAAGTAAGAGAGTTGTAAATCTAGAAAAGATATTTCATGAGTTTGAAAACGCATCAAAGTATCTAGGTGCAGACAGCGAACATGCTTTTGCCAACAGTAGAAGTAGATTACGAATGATGATGTTATATCAAGTAGCAACATCAACCAATGGTTTAGTTGTAGGCACAGGAAACAAAGTAGAAGACTTTGGTGTAGGTTTCTATACAAAGTATGGTGATGGTGGTGTTGATATATCTCCTATCGCAGATTGTATGAAAAGTACAGTATTTAAAATGGCACACTATTTAAATATATTACAAGATATACAAGACGCTCCACCTACTGATGGTTTATGGGATGATGGTAGAACAGACGAAGATCAAATAGGTATGACTTATGATGATCTAGAAAAAGCAATGGTTCAAGATGAATTAGGTGCGATTGTAACTGTTCCCTCAGAGTTAGAAAAATTAGACATGTATAGAAAAATAAGAAAGCAAAATAAACACAAAATGGAAGCAATACCTGTTTGTTCTATGGACAAATTTAGATGAATCCTAATGAAACGGCATACTTAATATTTGATCCGTGGCGAGTACAACCGCCACCACATGAGGGTAGATATGTTGATACCGTTAATGATTACTTTGCCATTAAGATAGCAGAATACTTAAAAGATAAACCTAATAAATTTGTTTGTATGTTTCATAGCACAAAAGAATTTTATGGCGTACATAAGGCATTTGAAGATTATACCTTTGTTCGTCATCAAGACATACGAAGTAAAATAATGTGGTTTAAAAATTTAGTCTATTGTGGTTTTCATCATGGTCGTTGCACAATAGACACACACGATAGTGGTGCAAAGTTTTTAAGTCAAGACAAAGCAAACTTTAATATATACTTTAAGAAAGAATTATTATGTTTATTACCAGGTGACAGTTGGATTGAAATGGACAATAAGTCAAAACAATATGGAGAATTGATATGAAAATTGGATTTATAGGATTGGGAAAACTAGGTAGAGATGCCGCTGAAGTTTTATATGAAAAACATGATGTAACAGGTTACGATCCTAATGTAACAGTTCCTGAGATATCTGGAACATTAGAAGAAACATGTAAGGGTAAAGATGTTGTATTAGTTGCAGTTCAAACACCACACGATTCAAAGTATGGTGGCGAAACACCCACTTCACATTTAGAACCAAAAGATTTTGATTATTCATATCTAATACAAGCAGTTAAAGATGTAGATGCTTTAGTTGATCAAGGTACATTGATATCTGTTATCTCTACTGTATTACCAGGAACTGTAAGACGAGAGATATTACCACTGATTAAGAATGGTAGATTTATTTACAATCCATATTTGATTGCACAAGGCACAGTTAAATGGGACATGAGATATCCTGAAATGATTATGATAGGAACAGAATCAGGTAAAGAAGATAACGATTCAACAATACTTCGAAATGTTTATGACCCCATACTAGGAAAAGATACGAGATATGAAATAGGCACTTGGGAAGAAATAGAAGCATTGAAAGTTTTCTATAATACTTTTATTACTACAAAATTATGTTTAGTCAATATGATACAAGATGTGGCGATGAAAGTAGGTAATATCAATGTTGATGTAGTCACAAACGCACTAAAACATTCAACACAAAGAATTATGGGACCTAGTTATATGATGGCAGGTTTTGGTGATGGTGGTGCATGTCATCCACGAGATAATATCGCACTAAGACATATGGCAAAAAATCTAAATCTAGGTTATGATTTATTTGATAGTATTATGAAAGTTCGAGAACAACAAGCAGAGAATATGGCACGATATGTTATGCAATATCAAATGCCTGTCGTAATTCTTGGAAAAGCATTTAAACCTGGTATTGATCAGACAATAGGCAGTCCTTCTATGTTAGTTGGTTGGTATATTGAAAACCTCGACAGCAGTATAAAAGTTCACTATGATGAAGCACCAGATGATGGTGCCTTTACTTATCTGATACATGATAAAGGTTTGATACCAGAGAAGTTTAATCCTGGTAGTTGTATTATTGACCCATATAGATCACTAAAACATTCAGACGCAACCAAACATTGTGTAATAAAATATTATGGTAATACAAGAACTGAAAGATGAAATACTTATTTGGTGTCCCCTACTACAAGTATAATGTAAGCACACCAGAGAGTGTGTTATCTCAAATAGAAAAAAATTACGAAATAGATTCGAGTAGAAATAGTTGGGATAACAAATCTTATCTACACAGTAAGACACATCATTCTAATAACGATAGAGGTAATCCTAAATTCAAAGAGGTAGATTACAAACCTCTCATGCCTGTTTATAAAAAAGTCTTTGATACTTTTATGAAAGAGTTAGATTTGAATTGTCAATACAAATGGACAATTGCTAACTACACAGCCATGAAGTCACAACAATATATGAGAGCTCATGATCATATTGGTGATAGTGATTATACTTGTATTCACTATGCGAAGTTTAATCCTAAGAAACACAGCACAACCACATTCTATAATTCACATCAATGGGCAAACAGTATTAAGTATATACGACCAGACTATTACAATAAGTTAGATATACGAAATGAGAAACATAGTTATCAATTACCATACTTTCAAATACCAACACAACAAGATGATTTATTAATCACACCATCTTGTGTGGTTCATGAAGTGCCACCATTTGAAAGTGATGAATTACGAGTAACAATCGTGATAAATCTATCAATAAAATAAGAACAAAATAAGAACAAAAGGGGTGGTCAAGAATGTCGCACCCTCTTAAACCCTTGAAAAATAAGGGTTTTTTCTTCAATTTTTTTTAATATTTTCCCTTGACTTATCTCCAAAAACCAGTTAATGTATAGTTATATTTCGAAAGGATATACATTATGAAACTAAATGAACTTATGCAAATCGTCAATGCCGTCAAAAGTATGAACGAAAAAGAATTACAATTAATTCTTCATGCGATCAAACAAAACCGTTTATTGAAAGCGAGATCATACTAATGACTAAATCAGAATTATTTACTTTAAGTTTTATTGCTTTATTAGGTTTTGGGTTTATCGACATTCTATGGATGTTCGGTGTTGAGAACTCAAAAGAATATACTTGGTGGTATGTTCTTCACATGTTAGGAGGTTTACAATAATGGCATTTCATGTGGTTTATTCTAGAAACTATTGGGACCGTGAAGACGGTTATGGTTCATTCTCTAATTCATGGACAATATACAGAAATGTTCCGTATTCTGAATTGTTCAAAATGAAAGATGCGATACCTTCTCTCAAAGAAAATGCAGATTTAGTTTATGCAGACTATGAGAGTAAAAGGGATTTCAAAACTGATCCTGAACAGTTTATTTCTTCAGAAGTTTTTATCGTAGATGATGAAGAATACTATTGGACTTATAGTGATGAGTTCGATCTTCACGAGACACCATATGCTGATTCTAGTTATTATCACGACTATGGTCAGAATATACCATTCATGTTATTAAAAGATTTTAAGGAGGCATCATGAAATATAAATTAAATCAACAAACTATGATTATAGTATTACTACTATTATTAGTATTAAAACAATATGGAGTGCTTTAATGATAGATTATTTAACATTTATTGAAGAATTGAAAAAAATCAGAGAGGCAAATCAATTGAAACCTCAAAGTAAGATTAATGCTATGATTGATCAAACTGTTGAAAAATATGAGGGTATGATTGATGAGTTCGAAAAAGATCAAGAAAATCAACAAAAATTAACCCTTGACAATGAAGTCGTTTCCTGATAGTATTAACGAGTATGGCTATTATTTACACAAGTTTTAAGAAAAGAAAAAGAAAGAAATTGCCTCTTACTGATAGTTTAATTAAGGCAAGATCAGATCACAGACAATATCTCAGATCATTAGGTATTGATCCTGATAGAAAGATTGATAGAAAGAATTTTAGAGTTATACCTAATTGGTATGATACTAGAAATGAGGGCGTAGTTCAGCCGGTTAGAACGCCTGCCTGTCACGCAGGAGGTCGTGGGTTCGAATCCCATCGTCCTCGCCAGAAGTCAGGTGGTACTAAACCTCATCATAACTGGCGATTAGAAGAAAGTAAAAACTTTACTGTTGCACCTGCTTACAACAAAGGGGCGTATCAAGTAATACCAAGAAAAGAAATAAAAGATATAGGAAGGTAAACATTATGAAAACAAGAAAACAAACAATTATGGAAAACACTCTATCTATGGAAGATATCATGAAAGAGTTTAACAGTTATGAAACTGGTGCTGAGAAGGCAAAGTTTCTCAGAGAGATGGATCAATTAAACTTACCATATGATGTTAAGTGGGAAAACTTAGCACAATGTTGGGAAGGCACAAAGTCTTGGCCTGTTTTTAGTTCAAGTGAGAAACAGAAAGACGAGAACATATTGTCTGATGGTGGCACGGAAGAAGTGACTACTATGGACGATAAACCGTTAACACATGAAGAACTTGAAGCTCTTATCTAGTTTATTACTATTACCTTTTATCGTTGCATGTTCAAATTTAGGTATGCACGATAGAACGGTACATAGTGCAATGTTTGTAGATCATCTAAATAATATGCCAGCAGGTAAATCAAGTTATTTGATGTGGCATAATCCTAAGACAGGAAATCATGGTGATATTAAAGTGACGAGATCATATATTGAAAATAATTTTAAGTGTGTAGATTATACATCTACTGTGAGCATTCAAGATCAATTCCCAATGTATTCTATATCAACTTTAGATAGATCAACAGAGTTTGGAAAAGCATGTCAATTACCAGATGGTCGTTGGCAAGTAATTGAAAGGGTAATGTAATGCAACCATTTAGAGCAATGTTTTTAATTTTTGTTTCTGTTGTAATTATTATTTTAATAAACATCATAATGACCCCAGCATATGGTCATACGGAAAGTCATTGTGTTATACAAAAGATTTACTCACCAGATCAAAAAATCTTATTAGATACAAAGATGGTGTGTAGAGACGGCAATGTAGGTCCAACTTATTGGGAACTCTTTGCTGAATTTTATTATGGTGGTGTATCAAATCAAGAATATTGTAGATATATCAAAAATGAAAATCCGTTTGGATTACCAATTAAAGTATGTCTAAACGAAGACGGTACATGGAGGTACTAGATGTTTAAATTTATTATGGGTATAATTATTGGTTATGCTGTAGTAGTGATGTATGGTCCAGATATTGGTTATGATATTTGGCATACAACAATAGAATTAATAAGAGAGGTGGTGAATAAATCATGAAAAATATATTATTAATGTTAGTGCTATCGTTGTTTGCTATATCCTGTTCTCAAACAGTAGAAGTAAAACACGAAGCAGAAACCAAGACAGGTAAGATTGAAGAAGTGCCTAAATGGTTTATTGAAAAGTCAGATGACAAAGGTTTTCTTGGTAGTAAAGAAAAATTCTTTATCTATGGCGTAGGTGTTGCAACAAGTCCTGATCTACAACTTGCAACAGAGAAAGCAACTCTTATTGCAAAAGCAGATATTGCTGATGTGATTAGAGGTGAGATGAATAAAGAAACTAAAACTTTTATTCAAGAATTAGGTCAAGGTGAAGGCAGCAGACAAGTTCAGTCTGAGGCTCAATCAACTATTATCAATATCATTAAAAATACTAAAGTTATTGGATATGAGAGATGGAAGATTGAAATATCTTTAACTCCTAAAGATGAGTACAGAGTTTATATTGGTTTACAGTATCCTTTAGAAGAATATAATAAACTAAAAGAACTTGTTGACAAAGAAGTAGCAATGGAACTAAATAGTATTGCCAACAATAGTGAGGAGGCCTTCGAAAGTCTAGAGGAGAAAATATAATATGTACAAAGTCTTTACAAAGCCTAACTGTGGATACTGTGTAAAAGCAAAGGCATTGTTGGACAAATTAAATATTCCATATGAGGAATATAAACTATCAACAGACATGCAAGATAGTAATAACGAATACGAAGTTACTGTTGAGCAAATGTTTGAAATGATAGGAAAACAAGTCCGTTCAATGCCACAAATAATGAGTGGAGAAAAACTTATTGGTGGCTACACGGATCTAAGAGAACATTTTATCAACGAGGGTAAATTGAATTTTAAAGGTGAAACAACGAATGGGTAGAGTTCTATCATTTCCAAATGGTGAAGTAGTGCCTGCTGGTGAAGCAAAATCATCAGACACTATTGAAGATTTTCAAGCCAAGAAATTTGCTGATTCATTAGCAGACGATTGTGTTATACAAATGATTCAGCATTTACAACAAGAAGGTTTGAAGATTGGCACACCAGAGGGTGGTAAAACTTTTTTAGATGTAGGTATATTCTTAGAAGCATTTCGTGCTATGATCTATCGTGATTTTGAATTGCCTCACCCCTTTCACCAAATAACAGATAAAATGATGTATATAGAAAAAGTAAAGGGCAGAAGGTATTCTGTGGTTAATTATTCTGGCACAAAGATAGTGCCAATTAAACAGAAACCACCAACTGTTCAATTTGAAAGTGATATGAATTTAGATGATACTGATTGATTATTCCCAAGTAGCTATTTCTAACATTGCCGTTCAACTTGCTATGAGTAAGGGTAAGAATGTTTTATCTATACCTATGGTCAGACATATGATACTGAACTCTATACGAGGTTATGTTCATAGATTTAAAAGTGAGTATGGTAATGAAGTAGTAATCTGTGTTGATGGTCCAGACCCTTGGCGTAGAGATATATTTGAACAATACAAAGCAAAACGCAGAGAAGGTAGAGAATCAAGTTCCACAGATTGGGAAAGTGTCTTTGGTTTAATTCATACAATCAAAGAAGAAATACGAGATAACTTTCCATACAAAGTCGTGCAGTTAGATAAAGTCGAGGCAGATGATATTATTGCTGTTATATGTAAAAAACATCATGATAATAAAGTATTAATTATATCTGGTGATAAAGATTTTCAGCAATTACAAAAGTATCCAAACATACATCAATATTCTCCTACAAAAAAAGAATTTGTAAAAACTGATAGTCCTCAAGAGTATGTGTATGAGCATATTCTTAAAGGTGATACCTCTGATGGCATACCAAACTTTTTATCACCAGACGATACATTTGTAAATAGAATCAAACAAAAACCTGTATCAAAGAAAAAACTAGCAGGTTGGATTGATAGTTTAATGCGTGGTAATGATCCACAAGATTTTTGTAATGAGTATCATTATAGAAATTTTCAAAGAAATCAAAGACTAATAGATTTCGATTATATACCTGATGATATTGAAACAGATATATATAAAGAGTATGAAAAGGCTACTGTATCAGATCGCAGTAAGATTTTGCCTTATATGATTAAAAATGATCTGAGAGAATTAATTGGAAAGATAGAGGAATTTTAAAATGGCAGTTAATGACGCAACATACAATTTGTCGTATCACGAAATATTTACCAAAGTAAATAATAAAAAAGATAAAGCAGGTAAATTAGAAGTGTTAAGAAAATACGACACTACTGAATTAAGAATGTTTTTAAAAGGTGCATTTGATCCTAAACTAGAATGGATGATGCCTGAAGGGGCGCCACCATATAAACCAAATGAAGCGCCAGTAGGCACAGAACACACTTGGTTGAAACAAGAAGTCAAGAGAATGTTTCACTTTTTAAAAGGTGGTAATCCACAATTATCACAAATGAAAAGAGATAACATGTTTATACAAATGCTCGAGGGTCTTTGTGAAGAAGAAGCAAAATTATTAATATGGGCAAAAGATGGTGAACTGAATAAACACTATAAAGGATTAACCGCAAATCTAGTTAAAGAAGCATTTAACTGGAATGACGATTTTATGCGAAATAATCCATAATTTAAACCTGCGACAGAATGTCGCACCCCTATTTTTTCAATAAACCCTTGATTTTCAAGGGTTTTTTTCTTAACTTTTTTTAGTTATGCCCTTGACAATTTCAATAAATCCGTGTATTATATACTTATGAAATCGAAAGGAAACATTATGAGCAAAGTTAATTCTATATTTAAAGTGACTTGGTTGTCAGGTTATGGAGACAACGATGGTAAGTCCGCATTTCATTCATTAAAAGAAATTCAAGATTGGAACCTAGATGCCTACATGGGAGATGATTGGTTCAGAGATTTTGAAATGTTAAATGTAGGTGAAGAACTACTTGTTGGTGGACCATGTGGTCTTGAAGAAGTTAAATATGAAAGGATATCTTAATTATGGGTGCAGTTAAAAATATGTTATGGGATCAGGCAGAAGACTTTCTGGACGATCTAGTATTGAAAATTAAACATCAAGGTATGAGAGTTCCTGAGGCAATGAAGATTGCAATGGGTTCTGATATCGCATTTGATTTAATTGGTTTTCAAGATTTTGATGACTTAGAGGATTACCTCTCAGACATAGATTACGAGTTTAATTGTTAAAATAAATATTATTGAGGTCAATAAAATGAAAGCAATAAATCTATTCTGTAATGCTATGATTATCTTAGGTGTATACCTAATCGTATTTACAGACATACAACAAAAACAAGTAGAGGTTGAACATCAACCTTTAGACATAACTATTCAGATACAACCAGAAAAAGTATCTATGGTTTTACCTGAACCAGTTATAGACACAACAAACAAAGAAACCTTTGTTGTAACTTTAAATCAATGTGTTGATTATGTTTATGCAGAATTACCAGAATCACAACATGTTCCAAAAGAAATACTCATTGCTCAAGCAGCATTAGAAACAGGTTGGGGTTCAAGTAGATTTGCCAACGAAGGTAATAATCTATTTGGTATTCGAACATTCAACAAAGATAGTGAATGGTTATTACCAATTACATGGAATCAAGAGAAATGGATTGGTTGGGGTGTAAAAGTTTACGATAGTAAATGTGATAGTGTAAAAGACTATGTAAGAATATTAAACGAAGTGTTTGCCTATGAAAAATTTAGAGAACTACGAAAACAAAATGCTGATGTTTATACTTTAGTCGATACACTAGACAAATATGCTACTAAACCACAATACAGAGAATTAGTGAAAAATATTATCAAATACAATATAGAAGGTGTATATGAGTTATAAAACATATTGGAAACGAGTGAACGCATTAGAACGAGCATACAATACGGCACCAGAAGATATGAAGTATATCTGGTTTCATAAATTGTATGCTCTGATGCTTTTATATGAACATTACTAAAAAAAGGGGGTTGACAATGCCAAAAATACCTGATATAATTACATTTGCTTTTGTGGTATGTTTCTTAGTTATATTTTACTTAATCAATAAAGTAGATGAAGCAAAAGAACTACAAACACAAAAAACAATAATACAAATAGAATTAGACATAGAAGAAATAGATCAAGCATTAACTAATCTAGAAACTGGTTTAATTCGTATAACAAATAACTTGAAAAAAGAATTGGAAACAGAATGAACATATTTTTTCTACACAGAGATCCAGAACAAGCTGCAAAAGAACATGTCGATAAACATGTGGTCAAGATGATTGTCGAGTATGCTCAATTACTATCAACGGCTCACAGAATGTTAGATGGTATTGAATATCAAGACCTCTCAAAGAATGGTAGAAAAATAAAAAGATACAGATTACAAAATCCAAATCATGATAAAATTATTTACAAAGCATGTCATTTCAATCATCCATCAGCCGTGTGGGTTCGAGAAAACAAATTACATTATCAATGGCTATACAGACTATTTAAAAAACTAGGTCATGAATATACACACAGATATGGAAAGGTTCATTCTACGAATGTATTACTTAATCAATTGTTAGAAAGAGTGCCAAACAATATACCTGTGATTGATTGGAAAGATCCACCACCTGCAATGAAACATTATCCACAATGTATCGTGCCAGGTGATTCTCTACAATCATACAAAAATTATTATATAGAAGCAAAAGCATATTTTGCCAAATGGACTAAACGAGAAACACCACAATGGTTTGCTGAAGGAGTAGCATGATTACAAATATATTATTAGGATTTATATTATTAGATTTATTATTCATTACCATAATGGTGTGGGCAATAGGGGAGAAGGTGAATGAGAAAGAGAAAGACTAAAAAGTTTAAAGACGAAGTTCCTGAAATACCATTTACATATGATTTCTATTTGGTATATTGGGAAGATATACAAAGTGATAGTGGTTGGCGAGATATGAAAGATATCATTGATTCTAAACCTGCAACCTGTGTTTCGACTGGTTGGTTAGTAAAGAGTGATAGAAAAGTTCATGTATTAATGAGTGATTATTCTTATGATGAAAAAGGTGGTTTAGCAGATGGTGGTAATACTACTGTTATTCCAACAAAGAATGTTATTCAAAAATTTAAGATTGCAGATTTATAATGTCACCAGAGAGATGGCCTACGGCCGAAGAAAGAACAATGGGTAAGAATACAGTTGATCCAAATGAGATCAAACCTATTGATGAAAAATTAGATGACAAGATTGCTAAACTAAATAGTAGTCGTGTCTATAAAAAAGTCACACCAAGATATGATACTTCTTGGTATATTAAGTGGGTTAGTAGTGTATTTTTAATTATAGCAATGATACTAACCTCAGCAAATATCTTTCCTATCAATCTATACATAGCATTAGTTGGTATGATAGGATGGATGATCGTTGGTATGATCTGGCATGATCGTGCCTTAATCGTTTTAAACGCAATATCTGTTGCCATCTATGGTATGGGTATTGTCAATAGTTGGATAGAATAATGAAACCATTTTTCTTAGGAATC